CACCTCAGTTTGATGTTAACGGCTGAGGGCCGTCCAGAACGCACCAAGTGCTCTTCGGCAACGGTTGGCAAACCGTTATCTCCGATTTCGGAGACTAGCGTACCATCGCGACCTCGGTCACGATGAGCCATCCGTAAGAGACACTTGAGCAAGGCGCCCGAGCCATCCAGTGAGTTAACTGGAAGGCGAGAGGAAACGACATAGCCCTTAACCAAGGGGCGATGAAGTTTCGGACACTCCCTTTGGGAAGAATACCCAAGAAAGGAGAATCGTCCTTGCACCGGAGATGTAGAAAGAACCACGGGATAATGTTTTATTATCCGAGTGATCTCTCTATCAAGCCACTCGCATGTCCTCCACAACCCTCTCATATAGAGTTGGTTGCGGAAGGATATCAGCGAGATGACCTCCGTAGCGTTCTTCTGCGAGGAAGGAAAATTCTGTCGGAATCGAATAGTAGTAACATCGATCCCGTCATAGTAGTCCTTCCCGCAAGACTCTCTGAACTTTCCAGTCCAGAAAGACTTGCGCGAATTTACTTTGAAGCCGAACAGCTCCAAAGTACTCGTCACAGAGCGCACATACTTTACGGGAACGATAATATCGTCACCGTAAATACGCACCTGACCTTTCAGAGCATGAAGCTCCGAATTGGAAAGGGATCGGTTGAGCTCTCTTTCTATCCCGAGAATGACCAACGTCACAAAGACGAAGGCCTCAATCGGGAAGCAAAGAGCAGAACCCATAGACGCGAACTTGGCGAGGCAATGAATGCCGTAACCAGGGACGTCAGCCGTGGTAGACCGACTCGCCGAAACAGCCTCACGCAAGTGAGGATGATCGGAGAGCATAGTCTCAACCAGCTGATTAGAGACACGATCGGAAGCTTCGCTTAAGTCAAGCGTAGCAAGTTTCCCAAAACGGGATCCTTTCAGAGCCAGGCGCTGATTAGGCGTTTGATCTCTGAAACCGACGAAGGAGGAGAGGAGGTTATCTCTCTCGTGACCTTCGAGAATAACACCAAGGATAGCCTGCTGTGCATATTGCATGCAAACAGGCTCCATGGCAATTATTCTAGGTGTCTTTAGCGTTTTAGGAACCAAAACCACCTTAACGGGAGTCTCGGTTCCAGGTTCTTTGATGTTCACACGACCGAATCGGTCCAAGTAGGACCAGTTCGGGAGAAGCATTTCACCAGAAGGTAAAATTGCTTCAAGTCTCTGGGTCCAATCGAGGGAGTCGAATTTCTGGTTACCAGAAATCCTATCCGCCGTTTGCCCAGGGCCGTGCTTCGGTAAAACGTCACCTTTGTAGACCAATAGATCTGCGCGGGTAAACGTCCTTGCCAGGAGTCTACGTGACACTGCATGAAAATCAGCGAGGTGCTGTTTCTCACGTAATGTGTCCCGTATTTGAACATCATTGTCCACGTCAACATAGCCATGCAGCGCCTTTCGGTTCCTCGCATCACTGCAAGGAATTGCAATTTTTGCAAAGACGAGCGAAAGCTGTCTTATAGCGAAAATCGCATCGATGCTAGGCTCGTTGATCAACCGACCACTATCACGGTCGAACACAAGATCCAGGAAACCTCCGAACAAACGGGGGAGACCTCCAAGCCTCGAAAAACCGAGGAATTGGCTGGGATCGACGTAACCTTGGTCCAGAGCTTTCTGAAAGTCTGAACCAAAGTTCGCGAGGGATATCGTGAGAAACGATATACCTTCGTGTTCGACACGACGCGAGACTGTTTCAATGTCTCGCGTGGCGCTAGTGCAACACCACCCCGCTAATTCGTCAGCGAGGTTACGCCAGAGTAGCATTAGGCTTTTCATCACTTCCCTCCTTAGATGGTGGGTAGGTGATCCAAAGCCATGTTACCGACGTCGAGCAGCTATTTGATCTTAGGAGTCATCATAACGATGGCCACAAGAGCAAATGCCCCCAACAGTCCAATCAGTCCTGTGAATAACAGGAAGTAGTCCAAGCCAGCAGATCCACCAGCCTGACCATAGTGACAGGAGGATGAGTCTAAGACTCACCTCCGAGCCACTTGGGCAGGACGGCGAACGAGCTGGCGGCCAGGTAGTCCGTAAGGGCCCTAACCTGGTCGAGCGCCTCGGCCCTCGTGTATCCCGTCGCCGGCTCATCGAAGACGATGTAGCAGGACGACGAGAACCTGACGTTGTTAGACGTCAGAGGGTCGGCAGCGATCTTGGAGTTGTCGATACGGATGGTGCGTCGGGTCCTACGCCCGTAGGCGTGCTGGACCTTCAACACGTACGAACCGTCCGAAAACGTGAACGCACCGGAGTTGTTTCCCGAAGACGTACGGGGAAGCGACTTCGCAACCGTTGCGACGGTGATTGATTGGGGATCGGCGAGCATGGCAACTACTCCTAACGTTGTGGGGCTTAGACAGCCCCATTTGGTGAGTTTCCCTAGCGGGATAACCCACCAGGTTCGGCACTATAGATTAATTAGTGCCTACCACGCCTGGAAAAGCCAAGCGCGGCGAGTATGGAGAGCTGGCGAGGAGACAAACCCTCCCAGATTACTCCAAAACCGAAAGGATTCGCTTTCCGTCTAACTTTTGTCTCACGACAAAAGGTGATGGAAATTGGCTC